TCTCATAATTGGCTATATATTTATTCTCTTTTTAAATTCCATCACAACATAAAAAGAAGCCACTTCATACGAAATGACTTCTCAAACTTTCCAATATTAAATTTCCAATGAAAGTGCAAATTTATCCCTTATTCTCAAGATTTTGTTTCAGTTCATCAAGTTCTTTCTTAATATCAGCCAAAGAAACAGTTACATTATTCTCATAATCAACAATTTGTACATCACTTGTAGCCATTACTTTACCATTTTTATTAACCACTTTTTGTCCACTAGACGACACAGTTATATCATTATTGGTTACTGTTGTAGTTCCACCTTCACCAGTTAAGGTAATATCTCCTGAGTAAGTTGTTTTCTTTCTTTCGCTTGTTATCTCAAATCTATTACCAAATATTTGTATTTTATGATAAGCACTCTGAACTAACTGAAGAAAGAAATTTGTATTCTCCGTTGTTGTACCTTCTTCAACAGTATACATATTAATAGAGTTGCTGTCTTTATCAAGAATAATCTTACCATCTATTTGAGCAGAAACCTTATTTACTTTATCAGAAATTTTTTTATCATTACGAAGTAGAAGAGTAGTGAGTCTTTGTAATCTATCCTTAATCATTTTCAGTACCTCCATAAACCTCTTTGTAAGATGTATTATATATAACATCTATATCATCGTCTGATAAATCACCACTATTAACATCTTCGCCAATAGAAACTAATATGTCATAGGTTAAATCTGATACTATCATTATATTTTTATATCCAATTTCCTTATCTAGTTCTTTGACCTTCGTTTTTAATTCATCGAGATCCGAGGTTTCAAAAATAACTACATTACCAGATTCATCAACAATACTATATATTTCATAAAAATCCTTATTAAGTACAGATGTGTACTTTGTTAATATCTTATATTTCATTTTATTCCTCCAAATTTTAGTACAGGTAGTGAGACTTGAACTCACACGGTATTATTACCAGAGGATTTTAAGTCCTCTGTGTCTGCCTATTCCACCATACCTGCTTATCTTATGTCTTTCTCAATAAACTAAAGCAATTATAATGATCTGTAGGAGATTTGAACTCCTGTTGCCGCCGTGAAAGGGCGGTGTCCTAGACCGCTAGACGAACAGACCTAATATGGGTGTCTCACCCACTGGATCAGTATAAAGCACTAACTAACTGATTTTGGACTGTACACATCCAGTTATTTAAAATATAGTCGCTTATCAGCAACCTAATTCATGCTTCCATGCACTTGTTTTTCTTGCTAACCAACGCACAAGAAGAGTAAGTGATAGCTCGTATCAACCAAACTACATTGCGCTTATGTATTGATACTCCATTAATTTATCCAGTTGCAACGCCACAACGGAGATTGGAAAATAAATTCGGCAAAAGGCGACCTCACCAATCGCCTTTTGAAATAATTTCGATTTGTTAGAAAAGTGGGAGAGGAAATTAGATGAAGTGTTAGACGAAAGCTTCATCGGCATCCTCAGTATCTTCGCGAATGACATACATCTGAGTTGTTTCAGAAGATTCGTGTCCCAAAAGTTTCTGTGCTGTTTCCAATGCACGATGGTCGTAACATACAAGATTGGTCGCTCTGCTTCTTCGGAAGTTATGTGGAGTCGTTCTCCTACCAACAATTTCAGAAAATTCATTTATACACCAATCATTGAATGCACTATATCCAATCTGTCGCACCTTTGAACCATCTTTAGTTTTTACGACAAACATATAAGGGCAATCATCATCGCCACGCACTTCAAGCCATTTCTTTAATGCGTCCATTACATCTTGTCCAAACTGCAATTTTCTAACCTTGCCAACAGCACTACGTCCCTTGCAGCGAATTTCATGTGTTTTATAAGATACAGATTCTACTTCCTGTTCTTTGCCATCCTCATCGACAATTGTTACAATTTTCCTCTTAGGCTCATAATTAATAACCTCTTTAAGCAACTGTAAACTCTCTGCATGTCTGCATCCAGTAGAATATGTAAACTTTACATATGCTAATTTCTGCCATTCTTCACGTTCAGCTAATACTGAACATAAATAATCCATTTCATCAGGAGTTAATGGTTCTTTTGCGAAAACCTTACCTGTTTTTGGCACTTGCATCTCCGCAGTTACATAATTACGGAACATAGGATAGTCCTCATCGTAGAAATTCTCGATGAATTTATTCAATGCGCTGACAGAAGACTTTTTAAATTTAATTGCAGCTTCAGATAGTCCACGATTAGCAAGAAAATTCATATAGCGAAGAAATTCTTTCTTTCTAATTTCTATGCAGTTTTTGTTATTCAGATTATTTTTAACCCATACGAAGAATATCTTTAATGCAGACCTATAAGCATGTAAACTATGTGGTGAAAGATGAGTCTGATTACTGAGGTAATCTTCAACCATATTTCTATTAAACTCATTAACCTCTGCCCATTCCTCATCTGTAACTGGATCTAATTTATCTGCTATTTTACCATTCAATAATCTCACTTCCTTTCACATATAAAAAAGAAGCAGTAGTAGTAATAACTAAACTGCTTCACTATAGTCTATAACGTTTCTTCCCCATTTTATTTCTTCACTATATTTTAATTCGCCTATTTTAGACACCTTATCCCAATCTATATTATTCTTGATAAAAGATTCAATGCTTTTTCTGAGTTCTATAGAATCATTATTTAAAATGTTATATGTATTATCTTTTGTCAAATCACAAGGGAATAAAATATAATAATGAATATTATTTTCTTTAAACATTTTTTGTTTCTTAGATAAATCTTTACGATATATTTCTTTAGATTTACTGCTCGTGATCTGCTTATTTGAAAAAAATAATTTTTATATGCCTCAATTACACCTGCAATTTCAATATAAATATCATTATCTTTAGTATGAATTAAATAATCACAATTCATATTTCTGTGATAAGATGGAACAAAAGATGAATATTTTACATCTCGAAAATAATCTATTCCATATCTTAATCCAAATTCTCTAAGATATTTTGAAAATATATATTCAAATTGGCTTGTAACATGTTCACCATCACTAAAATCAAATGTGATACCTCGACCTCTCTTGCCTAAAGAAATTCCTTCATTTGCCAATAATGTTTGCAAATTACAATTATAAAATTTTTTAATTGTTCTTTGTAAAGAATCTGCATTCAACCATTCATGAACACTATCTATTTCAGATGTAGTAATAAAATTTCTATTATCATCTTTTACATATTTACATATATCTTTTATCATTTGGTCTAATTCATCTTTTGTTAAAGTTCTATCCAACATGGACTCTTGAATTATTTCCAATCCAAGTTCCTTTTTCATATTATTAATAGTTCCCCAATAAGTTTTAATCACTTCTAATGGTGGATGATAGCAACCTCTTCCTCTAAAATCATCATACATTAAAGTTCTATCTTTTTCTGACTGTAATTTGTAAATCAGTTTTATCATTTTATCCTTCGACGGTGTTTTACCTTTTGCTACAAAACCACACCAATCAACAAAATCAGCCCAAGTTTTAACTGATTTATCTGGACAATTATTTATATACCATCTACCATCAGGTAAGTTAAATGGCTCTTTCCGCAATAAATCATATTTTATTGGGTTGCCTAATTCTTCACTTTTTTGAATATATTCCCTTACATAATAGTCGTAATCCTGGATATTAAATTCTCTTTGTTTGGCTTTTTTCATAATTTTCACCTATGCCTTCTCCTATGCCAATAACTAAAAATAGAACAGTAGAAGAGAGGCATAGGTTCTCATATACTTAGTAGCTACTCCAAGTACCTACTGTTCCATAATTCCCACAATCAGCTATGACACCAATCATGGGCACATATATTTATTCTCTGTTTCCATATAAAGTTCGTTGCCGATTTAACATCTCCCAATCCGTATATAAAAACATTGAAAAAGTCCTCCCACTTGGTAATGCTCCAAGCCGATCCGAAGACGACAGATTTACAGTCTGCCCCACATCTTTAGTGGTCTATGAGAGGATACAAAAAGAGTGTGCAGCGACAACTACACACTCAAAATAAGACAAAAATGGCAAATTACCCTACTTAAAGGCACTTACAAGTCACAATTGTCTGATTATTTCAAACTACTCTAAAATGAATAATTTACCCATTAAAAACGTATCAAACTATTCACATCTGAATACTTTGACTAAACATTAAACGCTTTCAGGATCTTCTTAATATCCTTATCACTCAGATCCTCAGTTGTATAATATGAATAACTCACATAAGAACCATCGTTAACCTTACTTGCTGTGAATCCATGTATATAATCATCATCAAGCTTGTATACATTATAATCATGACCTATGCAATTCTCGCAATCACCATCACAATCACAATTATCAGTTAATCCAAATAATATAACTTCCTTGTCTTCATTAATACAGTAATCTATTACATCCTGCTTTATATCTCCATCCATATTAATATAAACTATATCAACATCATTAAGAATAATTTTATCATCAATAGGGATAGCAGTAACATAACCATCATTATCAATATATACAAGATATTCATCAACCTTATACCAATCAATAAAATCAATTTCCTTAATGCTTGTCTCATTGATTTTTAATAAAATGCTTGTGATATATTCAGCAAATTCCTTATTTACAACAATTCCTACAGTCTTTTCAGTATTAATCACCCTATCGAGAAATATGTCTATAATATCCTCATATTCATCGACATTGATAATATCCATATCTTCATATTTTGTATGTTTCTTCATAAGTTCACCTCAATTAACCTAGAGTTTTAACTGCTGTAGAAACCTTAAATACAAGCTGATCTTCTGCATCCTTATGCCATGTAGAACCCTTATTATCCCCAAGCTGAACAGTACCAGACTTCTCTGCGACATGCTTTGCGGTGAAATTACCAACACCAGGAAGAGGAATCTTCTCTGTCTTGTTCTCGGTAATATTGTCAATAACACAATCTGCAAATGCTCTTAATACAGAGGTAATTTCTTTCTGAGTAAATTTCTTCTTTGGATGATTCTCATCAACATCTATATTGAAAAGGTCTGTAGCTCTATCTGTAACCTCTCTGATCATTACGTCCTTTGTCATAATTTTATTTCTCCTTTTTCTCAATTAATAATAATTTTTTAATTAATTTCGGCACTTCTATATATTTGCCGAATAACAAAAGAGGGTAGCGGCTCTATGAGTCCACTCCCTCACATGTGGCTTCGTCAGCCAAAAACCGAAGTTATTCCCATTGATTAATCGCCTGTTGGGTTCAGGTCTGTTTACATCTCAGCAGTGACTCTGCGATGTCTATGCGAATCGGACTACTCAAAGTAGAAGAGTAGCCCTGTTTTCACAGTCACTTGTCATATTAAAAACTATGTATCTTCGTACATAGTCTACTTTATTATTTTTATTTAAGTTCAATAGGGTAATAAGCTTTTACGCCTCTATCTGTACAAATACAAACCATTTGTGACGGTCTGCCTGTTAATCTTTTCTCAATTGTATATGAATCTCCGCAACCAGCAAGAGATCCACCACGGATCATCTTTACACCATTTGTTTCATCTACAGAACAAACATGTAAATGTCCATAAGTAATTGCGTATGGAACAAACCCTAACGCCAAACATAAGTTTTGCACCCCAGATTTATTAAATCCATCATAATCACCATGTACAGCAATATATGATTTTCCTCTAATTGAAATGTCAGCAATTCCCGTATCAATATTTCTATGTAAAACATGGAAATTATCAATATGTTTCAGAGATAATTCAACCGCCCAACTGATAATATCATCTAATCTTTCATCGTGAATTGCATCGTCCTTACGATCCATACGTGTATGATTGCCTGATACATTTGACATAAATACTGTTTCAAAGTGTAATGATAACTCGTAACAAAATGAAGATATTAATTCTGTCGCAATTTTAATTTGTTCAATTACATTTTCTCTATTTGTGACTTGGATAGATTTGTGAATATTTCCCGAAATTAGATCCCCTTGAAGACTAACATAACACATTTTAGAATTATGTAAGTCTCGAATAGAAAATACTTCATTTAATAACTGATTAAGTCTATCCTTTGCGATATCTGTATTGTATTTACCAAAAATAGAATCAAAAGTCTGACCAATATGTAAGTCGCTTAATATAATCAACATATCATTATCGGAATTAATAGATGTAATGCTATGTTCGTCAAAATTTATTTTACCAAGAGAAGAGAGTTCTGACTCTAATTTATCAAGTTTTTCTTCAACTCTAGCATCTGTAAAATTCTGTTTCTGCCAAGCATTACGTTCATCTCGAAACTGAATCTTTTTTCTTTCTAACTCACGTTTCTGAATTTCAATCTCTTTCAACTGGGTATCAGAATCAACAAATTTAGATTGATTAGCATTCAACATTTTTTTAAATGCCTGATATTTTTTTCGATATGTACTCTCACCAAAATCGTTACCAGTTAATTCATTAATAACATTAGCAATATCTTGCCATGAACCTATCTGTTCCTTATCATCACATATTCGCAGAATAAGTTCTTCATCTGATTCATTCTCAAATCGTTTATAAGAAGTAATAACAATCACCCCTTACTCATCTTCAGTGATTACGTCAAGATCCTCATCTGTCTTTAATGCAACCGTAAAATCAATCACCTGATTCTTGAATGCTGTAAGAAGATCAGATATTTTTATATCCTGCTCATCACCAAGTTCATTCTCATATGTAATAGTAGAGCAATCCTCTGAAAGTGTACCTGCCTTAATTGTTAATTTGTCTGTTGTTGTTCTTATAAACTTTAGCTTGCTGTTTGCCATTTTCCTTTTATCTCCTTATCAACTAAAATAGGAGAGCAATGTGCTCTCCTTAAATTATTTCATCTATATCACAATCTATGCCAATTATCTGATCAACTATATGACGTTCTTTTGCTTCTTCAGAAAACATGTAATATTCTCTGTCCTTGATTTCTTCAATAAAATCAGCAGTCATGTCAGTGTGTTCTATCATAAACTTTGTCATACGTTCATCAAGTTTGTCGTAAAACTTCTGGATATCCTTACCCTTGTTTCCGCTAGATACATAGCCTGTCTGTCCATCATGGTAGAGAACGATTGTATTTGGAAAACAGTAGCGAATATGTCCAGCAGCAAGAATATAACTAGCCATTGATGCACACTTGGCAAAACCAACTGTAACCACAGGTGTTTTTGAATATGTTATCTGACTCAATATCTGAGTACCAAGTACGCAGTCTCCACCATCACTGTTAATGTATATAAATATTTTCTTACGCTTATCTACTGGAAGATTTTTATCTTCTGAATTCCATTTGAGAATCATAAGACATACATTCTCTAATAAGTCATCAGTTATTTCCTGATTGATAATAATTCTTCTATCATTGAGATGATTCTTTATAATTTCGTTATATATGTCATCATCTTTGTTAATTTCAAATAGTAATTCTTCTATAATTGACACCTCCTATAATGATATAATCATATCTTTCTCAGAACACTTTACTTTATAACACTTATCATTCTTAGATATTTCTTCTCGTAAATGCTCTTTTAAACAATTTTTTGCTTCTGTAGATCCATGTACCAAAACAAGCTGATTTGTATTCAAGTTACTACCAAATTGTAATAAGTCATCAAAATTGGCATGGGAACTGAACGTGCTCATCGTTATACAATCTGCTCTATTAGGTACAGGAACTTTATTTATATTGATTGTTTTATGGGCTTTGCCATTTTTTATTCTATACGATAAATAAGAATCATCTGTTCCTACAAATCCAGAGAAACAAATCATAGAATTGACATCACGTAAATACTTATCAAGATAAGATAATATCCTCCCATTCGTGCAAAAACCACTACTTGAGATTACAATTTTAGGTATAGAGTCATTTACCCATGCTTTCGATTCTACCTTTTCACGCACATATTTTACATTTTTCCAATTATGCACTTTTGTCCATAACTCATGAAAATCTGAGTCAAGAACATCTTCATAAGCCTGACATATATCACAAGTCAGCATTGAATCAACGACTATATCTGTTTTAAAATCTTCATTTTCTCCAAATAGGAGATATAATGTTGTCAATAATTCCTGAGATCGTGAAAATGAAAACGCTGGAAGAATAATAGAACCTTGTCTTTCTAATACGGTTTCTATGGCAACACGTAGGTGTTCAACATCAAATTCACGAGTTTTATTTGTAGTTCTAGCATTTAAACCGTAAGTTGATTCCATTATTGACACGTCAGAAAAGGTAACTGGGATTTCTGTATTTTCCACATAATGATTTTTAGTATTTAACGCTCCAATGTCAGAAGTATATAGAATTTTCTTTGTTTTTATTCCATCATTTAAAATAAGCTGTAGCTGTGCAGCTCCTACACAGTGAGAATTTTTAAACCATTGAAAACTAACCACATCATCTAATTTGTAAACATGATTATACTCATTATATACATGAATATAGTCCAGTGTTTTATATACGTCTTCTTCAGTATATAGTGGTTCGTATTCTCTATTATACCTTTTTGATAAAACTCGTGCCTCATCATTTACAATAAAAGCACAATTAAGTAATAAATATTTCGACATAACCGAAGATGGATATGTCATAATTATTTTTCCATGAAATCCTTCTTTAATAAGACGGGGCAATAATCCGATATGATCAATGTGCGAATGTCCAACAAACACGTAATCCAGTTCATCAGGCTTGAATTTGAATTTTCCTGAATTTGCTTTATAAGCTGCCAAATATGAATTATCCTGTAATAAGCCACATTCAAGTAAAATTTGTTTATTTGCAAATCTTATATAAATCATTGATCCAGTAACATCTTTTGCATTATTACCACAAAATAAGATTCCATCATCTTTTAGTTTCGCTTTTCTTGCGATTGTAAAAACCACCTTCCTGTTTTAGTTTCATCCACAAGTGAAGAAAAGTGGAAGAGTAGCGTGACTCTGACTCGAACAGACCCTCTAGTTTATGAGACTAGCGTGCACCTTTACACCTTACCGCAAATTGGAAATGTAAGACTCGAACTTACGACCTCATGATCCCAAATCATGCGTTCTACCAAACTGAACTAATTCCCAAAGATAGCAGTAGTCATGCCTTCAGAAAGAAAGTACAACTGCTGCCAAAGAAATAATGATATGTTTAATTCTGCTTGAAAACGCCCTCACTCATCACCCGTAGGTATGAATTCATATATCTTCCGCAGAATGTATATGGTACAGTTTCGCTTGCTGTACTTAACTGGTTTGGCGCACCATATACAAGTTTTTCACATAGCGTCACAGCAATGATTTATAGCTATGTGTTAGACGTCATATACATATAGATGTAATTATTGTCCTATAGACTTAATTATTTATTCTCCGTTTATATACGAAGATATCCAATATTGCGTAAACAATATTGATAATCGAAGTTATTATTTATATATTAGAACGTAGCCACATACAAAGCCTGTGGCTCGGCTATAAAAATATGTCAAAACATGTTCCCCTATTTATATTCCGCATTGGACACAAGCGGTTATAGATACTTGTTACAAAATTTCTCACTTTCTCTATCATTTATGTACTTAACTACAAATCAAAAAAACAAGATAAAATAAGGGATTACAAGAGATAAAAACTCTTCAGTGGGGGTTGAAAATTATTTTTCCTTAAAACAATTAAGAAATGATCGTGGACTAACCTGATAAAGTATCTTCATAAGTAATGGTTTATTCTTTGAAGTCTTAGATTTTATTTTAGTTGTTTTTTCTACTAGTTTTGGAGTAATCTTAAAAGCTCTATTGATTAGCCACGACATTAATCCAGAGTAATTTGTAGAAATATAAGTCTTACTTATATTATCCAACAATTCATCAAAATCACTTCGTAACAACAAATGAGAAGAATAATCATAGATATTGTTATCAATATGATAATCTAACATACCTAACGAATAATTACTAATTAACTCTTCAACCTTTTTACATTGCTTTTTATCTTTCTCAAGTGGATGTGAAATGAAAAATTCTGACATTGGTAAAGTAGAAGTTTTATTTCTATGTTTAGAAATATTCAAATTGTAAAGATAATTCATTGGGCAAGTAAGCTTATCATTTATATTTTCTTTATTTATATTTTTCTTTAACAATTTCCAGAAGATAGGATATTTATTCTTTTCTATATTCATATTATCTTTAATTTTTTTTATCTCTACTGCGACATCTGTATCAAATCTACGCTTACTACTATCTATAGCAACCTGCGCAAGTACGGATAAAATAGATACATAATCATCATACCTTGTCTCTTGAGGAAAAGAACTAGCATATGTCTGAGCAATCTGTGCAAGATTACTTGATTCACCAATGTCTGTCTGACTCTTCGACAGAAGATTATCAACCAGTGCATAGTCATCCATAGTATTATTATAATGATTTGACTCTTTTGGAATATTATTAACTATAGTTGGATAATCAACATAACATTTTCTTGCGTGTTCTACTATATCAATCTGATTCGTTGTATAGCCGAAATCTGAATCCATATCCATACCATTAGCTCGATCTTGAGCATCTGTTCCAATCATATTTATTGCAATTATATTATTACTAAAATTAAAGTATTTCTCTAATCTATCATCATAATGATTATGTAAATACAACAAATTATTCTTACTGTTAAATGGACTTCTGAAGAATGCAAGATGTTCATTATTATCAAAACGTCTTGTATAACATTGAATCGTTCCATCTTCGTGATAAAATGTTGTATCATTATCCACTGAATCCTCTATTCCCGTTGCAGCGTATAACAACATTGCAAAAGGAGATCCAACAACAGTTAAATTATCAGCATTTTGAATTATTTTTCCTGATTTCACATTCAAGACGTAAGTTTCAATGATTTTCTTTTTCCTCTCTCTAAAATATGAACTTCGATAAAATTCTTTATTATGTTCACATAGAGCAATTAATACTTCAAAATCATTAGAAAAATTTGAATTCTTCTTTAAATATTCAAGAAAGAAATCGTTATCTGTTTTTAATCTCTCTACATATTCAACGCTTTCTTTTGCAACATTCTCCATTATCTCTTCATTAAGAGAATTGACCATCTGATAACTCATTTTTTGCACATTACCAAGTTTACTTTCGTGAGCAGTTTTTACAATGCCAAATTGACAATCATTTTTCTCTACCCAGTCACACCAATATTCATAAGGGACTGAAAATTTGTTCCATTTTATTGCGTTATCTGTTGTAATAAGTTCAATATCTTTTACATAATGTTCGTTTCCCCACATATCCTTAACGATAGCAGAAGAGTACCCATCGCCAAAATAATCTTTGAAGAATTTTTGGATATTTGTATTAAAAGCAGCCATCTTGGTAAAATGATGTCTTAATAATATATAACCATGCCCCCATTCAGGGAAAATACTACTGTCTATCAATGCCTGACCATCAAACAATGTATTTTTTAACTGATAATTATCAATGTGATTAGCTGTGCAGTGTTTTTCATCATCAGTTTCAATACTAATAATATTTGTTTTAAAAAATCTTTCTACGTCTTTTAAAACTAAAATATTACGTGGATTTATTCTAACCTTTCCTACAATTCCACTTGATATAAGAGGAGCATAAGCACTAAGTTCCACGATTGGAGCATTTTGTTCAGGGATTTTAATGCCCATATGTAAAAAATTAATTGCTTTATCATATAATTTATCAATGATAAACATACAAGATCCTTTTTTTGCTTTACCTGTACTTCTATAAAGCATCTTGTAATGAAGGGTTTCTCTTTTCCTTATTTCACCATTATGTTTCCTGAAAATATATTCTACGTTAACTCCTTCATTATAAAATTTTGTACGAAGTTCCTCTTTGGCTAGTCCACAATACTTAAATTTATTTCTTCTTGCTATTTCTAATAGTTCAGTTATTTTATTACACTTATCCTTGGCTTTTTGAATAGCATAAGAGTCCCTTCTCGATAAAGCCCTAACATATTCTTTTCTTGAACTCAAAGCAACCTTGTATAAATGATCAAGCTCCTGTCTATATGTACGTGAACCATAATTAAATTCTAAACAAATTATATCTCTTGTAGATTTATCTTTCCATGTATCCAGTCCATTTTCCACCAAATAGTCTTTAAATAAACTGTTTACAAACAACGCATCTTTGTACTCATAATGATCTCTAACTCCAATATTATATTCAAATAGGGTACTAGCTTCTATATTTTTTATTTTTAAACCATAATTACCTATGTCAGTTCACCTCTATTCTCTCATAAGTAGTTCATATAAATTTTCGGCAGTTTGGAGCACTATATCATTGTCATTTTCATCTTTGATTGTTCCTGCTTTCCATTTTTCACCGTAATCAAGTTCAAAGCAGAAGTAACTAATCCATTCATCCTTGTCTTTTTCTCCCATAATAATATGTAATATATTAATTACTGTTGCCGTACAGTCTGGTTGAAATATATAACCCTCAACTCCATTTTTCCTAAAAAAATTATTAAGTCCTCTCTGATATTTAGATACCGCACGAACTTCATTAATCGCATTTATAAATTGTTCTTTACTTAACATAAAATCCTCCAAATTCTAATACTCACAATCCCTCATAGTCTCAATATCTACGCCCAAAAATTTTATTAACCATTCAGGATCTTCCATAGCACATTCATAGTGAACATACTTGTTACCACCAACATTCAAATATTTACCTATATATTTTTCATCATCATAAATTTCTTCTCCACATAACTCACATTTATATGCCGAGAATGGCGTTTTACAATTAGGACAACCAGAAACATGATCATTTCCAGTTACGCCACAATATTCGCAACATTTACTCATATAATTTCCTCCAATCTATTATTCTCTACTTCTTCATATGCATAGCCATCATTTGTCGTATAGTATATATGCCTTATTCCTAAATCCTTAATTGCAGCCATACAACTAGGACATGGGCGAGCAATTCCATATTCCTGATCACAACGAGTCCTATATACATATAACTTTACCTTTGAAAAATTTATATCCAGATGTTGGATAGAAGAGATACAATTGATCTCTGCATGAAGTTTAGGATAAAAATAAGAAGTCTGTGGATGATATCTATATCTATTGTAATATTTCTGCATAGGATGTGTTTTATTTGTGTTGCAGGCTATTCCAATAATATTTCCTTGATATACTGCAACACACCCCACATGAGTCCTTTTATAATCAGATATTTCGGCAACTTGACGAGCTTTCTGGAAATATCTCATATCAGCTCTACTCAATCTACTCATCTATACCACCTAGCAGATCATCACCATAGTCGAAACAGTCCAATTCATACTTAACCCTTTTGATATAATAATTAAATTTGCCCGCTTCAAAATTCTCGTTAATATACTTATTAAGATTATTCCTTATATTCTGTGCATCTGTCTTAATAATAATAGAAGAGTGGTCTTCCATGAGATCAAAGTGATTAACCTGGTCATCTTTAATATAAAAATTCGCTGTGTACTGACTTAAAGCCTTATCCCAAAGTGCAAATCCAATTATTGAGTAGCCGTTATGTAAGCTAGTCTCTATCCCTATGTTTGAAAAATTCTCATATCTAAGCATCTTATAAATTCTCCTTTATTTTCTTATCATTCATATTTTTTCGACAATATCTATCAAATTTCCAATCTGAGATGATTCTGCCAGCAATATTTCTTGTACCAACGTAACTCATATCAAAATCTGATTCGTATATATTTCCTCCAAATGTGCTATGGTCATAATTTTCTATGTAATTTGTCATGTGTTTTTGTTCTCCTTCTGATTTTAAAATTATTTTTGTTCATTCGCATCGCTCCTTTGTAGTGTTGCGTTTATTTGTGTCATATGTTTATTCTCTGTTTTATTTACGACTTATTACCGTTTTTGATTTCTCCAAATGAGTCTACATTATAGATTTCCAACATCTTAGTAATAGCCCATTCAATTTCTTGCTCATATCCTTCTTTATTAAGTACATATATATTTGGTACATTCTGCGGTGGTTTCTTTGGATCAGGCTGAACACTGCCAACTTCTTTTTTGATTAAAAGTGGTTCTTTGTCACCTATAGAAGAGGTGAGATATTGAATACATTGATTGATTGTGTCCTTTGACATAGCGAGTTCTTTTGACATAGATTCTATACTTCGCCAAAAAGCTTCTGGTTTAGTTTCAGGATTATACATAGATTCTTCATTATCTTTATTTTTAGGACGAATGAAGATATATGAATTAATATAGAGAAAAGCCATTAGTATATTCTCTTTATTGATACTTGATTCACTCATCATAATAAAATCAAGTTGAGAAGATGTGATTTTTGAGAACTTATCAACAACATCAAAATTTTCAGGAATGATTTTAATTTCAATGCCAGTATCATATCCAAGCGTGTCAAGATCCTGTTGAACTTCAATCATTTTGTTGTTAATCATATATTCCAATACATCAAGAATTTCTTGAACTGCTTTTGGTCTACGTTTATGTGTTTTATATCCGTAAAAATTTAAAACCTTTCTAAGCGTAATCCAACTATAATCCTCATATGATCTATATTTATCAATAAGAATGTATGTAATATAGAATTTTCGACTAACCCCATATTTAGTTTTGATGTTTCCTTGAATATAGTCATTTGGAAAACGAGTAAAGTATTCTGTTTTCTGTTGCAATAAAAATTCCTCCTTTATATGTGATATTTATTTATTCTCCATTTGAGATTAAGTGAGAAATAAATTTACGAGCGTTCAGTAAAGTAGGTCTGAACCCCCACTTGTTTGTTTAATTTTTAAAATTGGTAGGGGGTGAAACCTACTTTGCCGAACTGAAAGAAGATATATAACTTATTTAATAAGACAGACTATTCGTAATTTATTCACTACGTTCATAAATTACTCTTTAAAAATCGGTTCGATTGTTATTGATTGCTTATTCAAATTACTGTCTTAATATTTGTCTATATATTCTCTTGTCATTACTCATTTTCTCTCTGATTAAGATTCACATATTTATCACTAAATTCAGTATTGAAGACTGGCAATCTATCATGGTACTGTTCATATATTTCTTTACCAGACATGTGAGTTGTATATTTCCATCCATTAGGTAATTGTTTATAAATAGTTTTGTCATCTACAATACTTTTTTCTTCACTGAATCTATCACCTATCTTGCCGCAAATAGAACAGTAGCTAAGTAATTGTGTAGTAAGATTATCCTTTCCCATAAAAGAAAATTTATATCTGATAATACATTCTTCATATTGATGTTTGTGTTTTGATTTCTTTTTAACTTTGGATATGTTACTTCCTGTGTTTTTTCTGTACTTTGGTATTTCCTGATCAAAATTATTCATAATTATTCCTTCCTGCATAACATACTTAATACTTCATCTAATATAATTGTAGATATTGGGTAATAGGTGATCATATCTTTATTATTCTCTGTTTCAGGCACAATAAAATATAATTTATTAGCATTGTCAAATTTGTATTTTTTATATTGAGAATTTTTCTTGAATTGTACAATAACAAATTCATAAGCTTCTTTTACTGTTGTAGCATGTACCAGGATAAAATATTTATTATGTAATATTTCTTTTTTAACGAGTGCAATTGCATATATATTTTTTATTCATGAAATATTCCTTTCTGTATCTGTGGGATTAAATTAACGAAAATGACACCTATTTTTGATTTTGATTATTAGATGATAAATTGGTCGCCTGATAGGTTATCTTTCAAATTTACATCGAAAATCGTGTTGTAAGTCCAATGATTGTATGTAAGTGACATAGAAGTTACATGGCAGATTATTAAATGTTTCTGTTGTAATTAGTTTTAAGTTGCTCATGTATATTTTCCTTTTCTTGTGTGCTGTGGTTTCTTGCTTATATATTCTCTGTTTGATAATTTTTATAAATAGAACTATGTATCTACCCAAAATTATTTTCTTGCTATGCTGCGAAATTACCGTCCCTATGGCTAAAGACTATTTTTATTGCTGTACATTGAGTTTGCTATATGGAATCTGTGGAGTAAATTGATGATTTTAAGGGTGAATTTTAATTTTGATAGCTTGGTCGGTAAATTGGTAGGGTGAAGGGTTAGATTAAATTTTAGGGTTAAATTTGATGATATAGTTCGTTTGGGAGAAGATAGTGTGATGGTTTTAATGTACCCCCTCCCTAGTAAGTAGGTGTTGGCTGACAGGATATATAGCGTAAGTTGGATAGAAAAATGCGTGTCGTAAAAAGTGCTTATTAATAAGGAAGAAATTAGGATCATGGGTGTGGTTTTGGATGAAATTGAGTTTAGATTTTTGGGGTGTGAAGTGGTTGAAATGGTTGAAAAATAAAAAGCAGATATCTCTATCTGCTTTAAAATTTTATTTATTGGGATTAATAATCCTATGATTTTTCATATTCAATTTTTTATCATAATTGCATAAATTATAAATATTTCCTTGTCTTAATCTGGTTTGCACTGTTTGTATAGAACAATCAAGTTTATTGGAAATTTTTTCTATTGAATATCCTTTATTCCATAAATTGCAATATTTTTTAACCACATTATTTGTAGCGAATTTCCCACATTCAAATGCTGATATATTTGAAAAATCAATAAAAGTTAGTACAAATTTTGCTATATTATATAGATTGTTTTGATCTCTTGCATCTATAACATAATATGATAATCCATTTTTTATAGCTGTATCATATTTTAATTTATCCGATGATGTACATTCAAGGTATTGTTGTTCAGCAGTTCTCTGTTCTCTATTTGGATTTTTAATTGGTTCATAATGTTGTACTCCGTTTATTTCGACAATAGCATTGTATTGTGGAATATAAATATCATACCATCTATTGTGTAACCATTGAAATTCTTTTTGAACTTCAAATTCAATTTTTGCTTGTATAAATATTGAAAATATAAATCTTTCCGTCCATGAACTTCGAATACCACAAACAGGACATGAAGAAATTCTATCTTCACGAGTTTGATATTTATATCCACAACATAAGCATTTGAGCTTATATCCTCTTGTTGTTTCATAGTTTTTATTTGTTTTAACAGATATTCTGGTTTGTTCTATAACCTTTGATTCCTGAAAATCTTTGTCTATAATGTCTCCAATTTTATAGAGATATTGTCTAGTATTCTTATTTTTATTTAGGAAACTTGGGATTTTCAATTGTAAAAGATTAGAAGTAGATGTAGTTATGACATTATCTTGATATTTAATTGTCACAAGGTTGTTGCGATTGACGGATTTGTAGTCAATTATTTTGATTATTCCAGTTAGATCATCATATTGGAACGGTAATTCTTTCCCAATATTTTCTTTCCAGTTGAAGTGTCCTTTATTATTCCCTGATGTGTATTTAATTAATGTAGATGTGTCTAAATGTTTTATCATTAAAATCCTCCTTAAATGAAAATAAACTTTGTTACATTTAGTTATTCTCTTTTTTGAATGGATTTTTTATTGAAAAACGATATCGTGAAAAAGTGTTGAATTTTATGGGAGTTTTTAATTTTGGATTAAATTTTTGAATTTTAGAAAATTGAAAAATGGGATAATAAATTGAAATAATGCTTTGTTTATAAGGGTTTTAACGATATGGGACACGATAACATGTTATCTTAAATAAAAATAGAGTTTTGCTTGATTTTAGTGGGATTTTGGAAGATATCGACAAGGTAAAATTTTGAAGAAAGTCTGTGGATGAATCAGCTATTAGGAATACTGAAAAATAGCCGATTCATTTTGGTTTTTGCTACCCCCCTATACCCTAAATCCCACGGTTTTTCTATATTTTACCGTGGGATTGATAATAGAATAAACGTTCAATAGAATCAGGTTTAAACCTCTGAGTAGAACACAATCGAACATATGTTTATATTATAATTTTATCGTATTTTTTAAAATTTATTATTGACAATCACCTTATAAAGTGATAATCTAATAAATGTCGATAGACACAAAACAACTTTATAAGGTTTTGAAAAAAGTTGAAAAAAGTTGTTGACAACATTTTAATACCATGGTAATATACATATATCAAAACAAAAACAACCGACTTCGTTCGGAAGCTTCTTTTCAAGAAAATGAAAAAAGCTGTTGACAACAAGTAAATAACTTGTTATAATCTATACATAATCAAGTGAATAACAAGTTTTCAAATGAGGATAACAGTGTTCGGACACTCTGAAAACTTTAAAAAACTACTTGACAACAAGGTAACAACAAGTTATGATATAGTTACCGACAAGGAAAAGTCGTTAAAACCAAACAATTACATATGGAAGGTGGTGTTTTCAATGTCACTTATAATAGTAATTTTAAAAATTGCTTTTGTAACCACACTTTTACGGTGGATTTTCCAGAATAAAAGCAAGTAATTACACATTTAAGCAACATTGACACCACACGGCGGAAGCCGTTTTCACAAAATGTGATAGCTTACACCCTAGACAAGTTTATTCTATCACGATTCAGTGAAACTTTCCACAACTTTTTTACCTGTATAACACCCTTTGCTGGGAAGTAGGTTATTGAAACCCACGCACTTACAGGATGGAACATTGATAATTCAATATAGGACTGTATCTATACCACACCGAAAGAATTACATTTATTGGTTTAAATGTGAATACCTACACGAAGTGTCAATATAAGTCGGTAGGATGTCTTTTTAGATAACTTTGAGAGTGTGAGAAAACCACTAGGGCAAGTGAGGAAGGTTAGGAGGTCTGGAATAATGCTACCTTTGAGTATTCACGCTCAAAGTCCGTTCAAAGTCGGTTAAAAGCAGATGATTCCATAAATTATTAAGAAAGAAGGTTGTTTATTATGAAAATATACAAAGTATATGTCAATGGTAACTATGTAGGAAGTCAGGAATTGACACCTAACGAAGTATCAAAAATTAATAATGATACATCAATTACACTTAAATAATTAAAAATAATGGGAACTACGCAACAACTCCCAAATTAAAGGCGTAGAGAAGGAGTACATTATGTCAAAGAATCAGATTAATTTTTCAAAAATGAGCAAAGAAGCAAGTACACAGTTAAACACTTTCAAAGAATCTGCACATGCAATCGCTGTCGAAGATTTACGGTTTAAAGCTGAGATTAAACCACTTAAAGCACAGTTAGAATCTATTCTTGCAAACCGTCAGAATGACATTGATAATGGCATGAATGTTGATGATGTTATTGCAAAATTTCCACGGATTGAAGTGGATAATGCTATTCGTAAGGCTGAGACAGCACACAAAGCTATTGTTGAACCACTTTCCAAGTCTATGAAAGATACTTATACATTCATTCCAGACGGTATGCATGACGCTTACACGAAAAAAATCACTGAGCATAAACGTGGTGACTTTCTTACAGCTATTAAAATATTCCTTGAAAATTTAGGTATTGAAGGATGTTCTCAGGCTCAGATCAGCAAACTGGCAGAAAATATGTCTGATATGTTTGGAGCAAGATATGCTCAGAGTAAGAAGATTGTCAATGATAATATACTTGTAACAGCTATCAGCAAAGCACAGTTTAACAAACTTTTCATGGCTGTATTTTGTGAAATGTATATCAAATAATTGCAGAGTGAAGCGGAGTTGATGCTCCGCTTTAATGCGCTATTTCAGTGTATGAAATAACGGTCACAAGTCCGTAAATAGTTGACAACAAGAAAGTACAATGTTATTATAAAAGAAAAGCACGGAGGCATATTATGGCAAAAAAACAATGGAGCACGACTTTTAATGAAGACGTATTAAAAAATTTTCAAGCTAACTGTGATGATTATGGAATGAAAGCTAACATTGTAATGGAAGCACTTATGAAATTTTTTTCAGAGGGGAAATGTAGAATTGTAATAGACAAAGGCGGTTTGTCTATTGAAGTAAAACAAGATTAAGGCAAATGAAGAAATTGCCTCAATCGAGCAACAAATAGCAGAACTTGAAGCAAAGAAAAAGCAATTACAAGGCAAATAATAATGCGTCATAAACACACACAAGCACCCATTATCAAATAGGGTGCTATTTTTATACCCAAAAAAATAAATAGTATTCAGTCAAAAAGGCAGAGTAAAAAAAATACTCTGTCTTTTTTAGTGCATACTATTAGCACAAAATAAAACAAAAAAGGAGAGTTGATTAAAATGGCAAAGGTAAACATAGTATGGAAGGGAATGTATGTAGGCACAGAAAAGATGTCTACCGATCAGATCCGCAAGGCGGAATATGCAGGTTTTACAATTACATACGCAAATTAGAATCTGTGTACGGATAGTGGGTTCGGTTATAACCCACATAGCTACGGATGCAGATTTTAAAGGCTGAT